CTCTTTCATATTTGACTGAATAATTTCTACTAAATATCCATGTTTATTTACAATATTGTGCCAATATCTATTTCTATTGGCTTTGTTATAAGCGCGATTCTTATGACCTTTTCCAACATAAAAAACGCTGCCATCAGTGGCACGCTTATGAACATATACGTAAAAATCCATCTCAATTAGCCAAAAAAAAGCCTTAATTTCCTCAGTCACCTTTCGGCGTTGGCGGACGGGCATAGTACCCGCACTGAGGAAATTAAGGCTTACTATGGATATCAGCCGCCAAGCTGATTTCCATTAGTGTATCACAGTTTCATCGGCATAACGACGGCGATTAGGTTTCCATCGCCTTCAATCTTGATCGGAGTCATTCGTCCATCGGAAAAGCGAATTGTCAGCGAGTCGCTATCAAACGAATTTGCCGCATCCAGCAGATAGTCAATGTTGAAGCCAAATTCAACGCGTTCGCCGTCATAGTCAATATCGAACGAATCGGAAGCTGATTCAATGCCATTGGTGCAACTAAACTCCATGGCCTTGTCAATGATAAGCTGGATGCCGCGCGTCTTTTGGAGACATGCTACGGCTACACGGTTGCAGGACTCAACCAGTGCCGCACGATTCACGGCAATGGCCTGATCGTTGATAGGAATTAGGCGTGTGTAATCGCAATACCTGGAATCAATGAGCTTGGAGATTATTTCATTGTCGCCAATGGTGAATTTGACGTTTCCACAATAGAAATCGATCTGCATCGGCCCATCAGACAGCATTTTGATAAGACGAATCACAGTTTGGCGCGGAATGATCTTCTCAACATCAGGCGCCTGGATTCCAATGGAATCCATAGCGAAACGAAAGCCATCGGTAGCAACAACATTGAGAGTACCGCTCTTGATTTCAAAGAAAGCGCCTTTCAAGAATGGCCGAACATCGCTCTCACCCATGGCGGCAGCCACGCCTTTAAGCATCCGCTTGAAGTCTTCTTGCGCGATGCTGATGGAACTAATCACATCGCCACCAGTAATCAGCGGAAACTCTGCCGCCGGCAGCGTTTGCAGTCCGAACTTGGAACGTCCAGACTTAATCGTCAGCTTGTCCTTTTCAATATCGAACGTAACAGGGGAATCATCTTTAAGCGACGACACCAGCTTAGTGAATTTATCGGCAACAACGGTCAGCGCGAAGTCGTCGCCTTTGCCTTCCGTAGGCACGGTGGCCTTTACCTGCATTTCGCTATCGCTGGCTATAAAGGTTAGCTTGTCGCCTTTCTTTTCTAGAAGGATGCTGGAAAGAATCGGCAACACACCTCTCTTTGCCACATCCGAAGTGATAGCCAGACCAGCCTTAAGTTCTGCTTTCGTGGTTGTGATTTTCATGTGTTTATCCAATCAACAATAATGAAGGTTGTTTTTGTGTGTCTTCGATGCGTTGCTTTGCAATCTCGAAATAACCTGCATCTTTTTCCATTCCGATGAAGTTACGATTGGTATTAACGCATGCAACGCCAGTTGTTCCACTTCCCATGCAGTTGTCTAGCACTGTGTCGCCTTCGTTTGAAAATGTACGAATCAGATACTCGCCGAGGGCCACTGGTTTTTGCGTAGGGTGAACTTGCTGTTGCGCACTGAAATCTCGGCTGATCCTGATGATAGATTTAGGGTATCGAACACCATCATTGCTGAACTCACGCCTTGGCTTCATTCCATATCCGTGAGTATTTACACGACCAACATAACCTTCAGGCGACTTGCTCTTACGACTGTACGGCTGACCATTTTCCATGATTGGATTGTAGACAGTCCTTCCCGGAGCAAATACAGCAATGTCCTCGTGTACCTTCATCGGCCTGATCTTGGCAAGTCCAGGGCTACCACATTTGTTTTTGTCCCACACTAGGCAGTATTTGAACCACTTTATATTGCTGGTAACAAGCAGAGATGTGAACGGCTGACTGCCGAACAGAATGACAGCCCCGCACTTTGTCAGGACTCGCCGATACTGCTCCCATAGGGATTCAAACGGAATAATAACGTCCCAAGAACAGTCAGTTGTTCCGTAAGGCAGATCGCACAATATTAGATTGATACTACTATCGTGTATTTCCTTCATCAGCTCAAGGCAGTCACCCTTATATAATTCTATTTTATTTCTCATAGTCTTAGTTCCTTGGATTCAACGCCAAACGGCTCTGCTCCATTAATAATCTCGGTTCCGTCCTGCTTCTGATACTTCACGGCGCGATGTTCTGGAAAGAACTCGACGGGAGTCCATCCGTACAACTCACCGATGGCGAACGGATTGAAACTATGATACTTGCAACTAGACTCTGCGTCTAGTTTCTTTTTCTTATCAATTTCACACAGGAACTCGCCGGAGTCTCTATCCTTCGTCACACTGGTGCAGTTTCGGCAATCCACACGCGCCATTTCCATGCCCCAGCATACCGAGTGCGCGTTGCAAAATTTGCACTTAAACGATACTGGACTTGTAGCAATGCGCTCCGGCGGCTTGTCAGCCATGGTGATGAACTCTGCCTTGTCGCAGTAGGATTTGAAGTGCTCTTCATTAAACGGAATGCAGTCAATGAAAAGCTCGTCATCGTCCTTATTGACGGCGATGTAGAGCGCATAATCGCAATCGAACTTTCCCGTATAAACGATGCACTGGGCATAATGCTTCGGATGCGTAGAAAGTAGTTGGCCGCGCTTGAGTGTTGCAAAGCTTTTGGCGTTGTGAGTTTTCATCTCAATGGCTACGCGCACGCCTTCAAACTCATACACGCCGTCGCCATGACCGGAGAAGAAACCATCCTTGAATCCTGCCTGATCTAGGCAGCTTTGCAGAATTTTGGCGCCCGCATTCTCTAGCATCGTCTCAAATACCGGCTCTTCTCGTTTGCCACGGAAGAATAGGCGAAGCTTGCGCGGTTCAATCTTTTCCGGCTTGATGTATCCATGGAATTTAAGCCATAGCTTGCGACTGCATTCGTCGCCAATTTCTGACGCACCAAGATAGCGGCGCTCCTCGCCATCATCGGCCCATTGCTCGTCAATGCGCCGTAGGATTTCGTCTGGATCAATCATCTAGCAGCCCCAGTTGCTCTGCGAGCAATTGGCTATCATCTCCACCGCTTACTATTTGGAGAGTATCAGATTTTCCAAAGCAGAAAACGCCGCCGTCAATGATGCTAACGAAGCCTGCGGAGATGATGTGGCCATGGTATTTGACAACTTCTGCTACTTGATGATGATGCAGGCCATGATCTGTTGGCCAGAGAATAAAACCTACTTTGCTGTGGCGGATGTATTTGTGCTTCATTTCTCACTCCCCATATTTTTCCAGACGTTCCAACTCGGCATTGGCGTAGAAGATGATCTTCTTAATGTCGCGCAACTTCGGGCTATGCTCGACGATGCCATAGCGATAGCAGGCGCGGAAGATTTCACCAATCTGTGCATTCATGTTGCGATGGCCAATCAAGTCTTGTAGCTCCGTCGCGCCTTCCGGCAGTTCGTAATAGCTTGCCGTGCTGCCGTCACTTGATTGTTTTTCTTGAGTTACAACATCGTTTTCCATTGGTTGCCAATAATCATGATCGTTACATTCAATGCAAGTAACACAAGGTGCATCATTGCAACTCACATTCTGAAATTTGCAGTTATTGCAGTCTTTATACATATCACCATCCCCGGATTTCTCCGGGGATTCCTATGTTAGTTATTAGAACGGAATGTCGTCTTCTTCCTGTTCGTCAGCGCCTGGCTCCCGCGCCTGCGGCGCTGCCTTTGCCTTCTCAGACTTGGTGGCAGGCTTCTCGGCAGCACCACCAGCCTTAGTTCCCTTGACCTCGGCATTGACCAGCCAGTTGCCATCCTTTCCGTCCAGTTCCCATACATCCAGCAGCAAATCCAGCGGCTTGTCCGTCAGTTGAGACAAGCTGCGGTCATCCGGTTCGCCGTCAGGCAGCTTTGACTTGGTGATCTGGTACAGCTTCACCAGCAGATTAATGGCGCGGTCACGTTGTTTTTCGGTGACTTTCTCCCCTTCAAAAGCCTTAAGGTTTAGGAACAGAACGCGATTTTTACCGGGGCCTTCGCCAACAACTCTGGCCTTGAGTTTGATCTTGCGTTCGCCTTGGTACTCATCTACTTCAACCGACTCGAAAATAGAGGTGTACCAACCCTTAGCCAGCGGCGCGAAGTCGTTTTCTTTTACTTCGCCGGTAGCTGCTTGACCGTTACTCTGACTCCAAAAGCTCATGATATATATCCTTTAAAAATTGAAATTGAAAATTAATTAATTGCCGGAGCCGTAGCCGTAGCCGTCGCCGGAGCCGTCGCCGGAGCCGTAGCCGTCGCCGTCGCCGGAGCCGTAGCCGGAGCCGTAGCCGGAGCCGTCGCCGGAGCCGTAGCCGTCGCCGTCGCCGGAGCCGTAGCCGGAGCCGTAGCCGGAGCCGGAGCCGTAGCCGGAGCCGTCGCAGAATTCTTGCTCACTTGTTTTCATCAACCTTTGCTCCTGCGATAGAAAGTACCGCATCGGAATTCACTTGAATGATTTCGCAAGTTTCTGTCAGATGAATACGATCAAGTTTTGCACCTACCTTGCTGCATTCATCAAGGCCAGCGACAGCAACTCCCGAAAGGTACTTTTGATTATTAGCTGGCTTCCAATACCACAAGCGGCGAGAATCAGTAAGCACGGCTTCACGTCCATTGTAGGATTCAAGATATCCGGTATGAACGCCAGCATCGCGGCATCGGACGATGACATACTTGCCGATCATCTTGTTGTCAATTTTGGATTCGCCAGGATTGCCAAACATTTCCGCAAGTTCCTTGGCTTGACCAATGGTCAGTTCATTGATGTTCATTTTTCTATATCCTTTAAAAATTAAGTGGTTGCGTTACTTGTTGTTGAAATACGGAATTGCTTTAAGCAGCGGGTTTTCTCCGACAGGCACTGGAATCTCAGCGTCAAGATCGTATCGATTTTTGGCGTTGACATAACCAGTGCGCCCATCACCAGAACAAACCAAGATGCGATCACCAGTCTGGACGATCTTGCCGAGCTTGGTTACAACACCCTTCTTATCTGTCGCCACGCCCTTGACGAATTCGTCCTGGCGAAGATACAGCACAGCATCGACAAGATTCACATAGACGGGGATGCTATTCTTGTCCATATCAAGCGAATAGACGCTGTACTCGTCCGCATCCGGGCGGTTCTTCATCTTCTGAACGCCGCAATGTGCCAGGAAAATGATGGTCATATCTTTCTTGTTACGCAGGTAATCGCAAGCTGACTTTACTTCAGCGTGCATTTCCTTGATCGCCAGATAGCCCTTGCCATACCCGCCGCAAGCCTCGCCAATGTTGGAAACGCCGCCAGCGTCGCAGACTTCATGCTCGAAAAGGTTGTGCAGGCTGGTAACACTATCAATCACCAGCGTCTGGAAGTCGTGTTCTTGCTTGGCAAGCGCCCGGAGTTGATCCAGAATCGCGTCCTTGGTGCTGACGTTTTGCGACTTGTCGGCACGCGGCAGCGCCGGGAACACGACAGGCTTCTCCTCTTCATTCCAGGTATCGAACACGCTGGAACCATCCTCAGCCTGGATGAAAATAGGCTTAGGAAATAGCGCTCCAAGCGTTGATTTACCGACGCCGGGAGTGCCGACGATGGTAATCTGCGGGGCTTTTTGTTGCGGTTTTGTGAGTGCGGAGATGTCCATATCATTCCCCAATCTTGATCTGCGGCTTTGCCGGGCTGGTGGTGACGAACTCGGCAATCTCCATTTTTTGCTCAGGAGTGCCGGACTTCATCAAAGCATCAAAATCCTTTTGACGCAACGTGTAGCTGTAGCTGCGGTTGATTGGCAAGCCTTCGTGCCACTTGACGTTAAGCAGATTCTTATCGAGCCGCACGTTTTCGCTGGTCTTGATGGTAACTTTGTAGCCGTCCAAATCGTAGGTGCTTTGACCTAGCTTGCTATGGCCTGCTGCCTTGATGATGGATGTCAGAAGAAGTGCCTCTTCCTCTTCCAGAAGTTTCAGCTCTCGCCGCACCTCCTGGAGTTGTGCAATAAGCACAGATGGTTTTACGTTTTCGTCCATATTTAACCTTTCGTTAGGTTTCGCCCCGCTCATTCGGTGCAAGACGAACTCTAAACACTAGCCACTAATCTGTACAATGAAAAAAAACTATAATCAAATGCGATGCTATAGCCAAATTTAATTAGACTATCTTTGTTAGTTGTTAGATCATGCAGGTACTTTATACGGAGGTGTGACATGGAAATTTATGACAGCAAGGAGGCCGGCTAAATGAAAAAGCACATTCAAACTGCATGCAAAGCACACACAAACCTTTCCGTTTTTGAGTGCGTAGTCTCCCTGCTTGAAAGCGGCTCTGTCTACGGCGGTGTTGGAAGCGAGAGAGCGAAGGAACAGATTATCCGCGCCGCAAAAAAGGAGCAGCAGCGCCTTTTGACTATCCACGACGACGCTGTTTCTTCTGCAATCAAGGAGGCCAGCGATGGGAATGCGTGAGGATTTCGAGAAGCTGGCCGCCGATAACAGCTATGACGTTTCGCTGCATGACAACTTCCCAGGCTGTTACACCAGTAACGCAACTGTACGTGCGTGGGCTATCTACCAATCCGCCAGCCTCGCCGCCGCCGAGAAGGTGAAGGAGGGAGCGGCTAGGGTGTGCGAGAGTATCGCGGAAGATCGTTTCAATGAATGCGGTACGAGAGAGTGGGACACTGGCGCGTGTTACTACAAGGGAAGTGCTGCCGAAG